CCTTTGACCATCCAAGACAGGTATCTAGTGTGTTCTACTTTTATGGAAGGCCACAGTTCTAAGGCTACTATATTCTCAATTTTATCTGTGTAGTAAGTTACAGCTATCAATGCTGAATCAGATATCAGTTTGTAGTAGTAGTACTTATTCAATCTGAAGTATGTAGGGATGGTGATCTCTGTATCTACTTCCTTTGTTTGCTTGATTGTGATGGTGAAATTTTCCATTGCTTTTTTGGTTTGATTTTGGTTTATGATAATTTAATCCCTAGCATATAACCTAGGGCAAATATGGGAGATAGTGCAAGGATCGTGTAGATGATTTTGCCTATGATTCTAACTGATTTTTTCATGATCTTATTTGGTTAGGTTAAGTGAAGCCCCCGAAGGGGATTGATTTAATTCAAGATTTTTGCTGCCCATTTTTCGGCATCCTTAATACTTGAAAAGTCTTTTGCTAGTAGGACTTGCTCCATACCTTGAAAGAATTGAACATATAAGCATCTGATTCTACCTGTAGCATCCTTCCTGATGTTTACTGCCTTGCTTCCTGATGAGTTACTGAGAGTTTTCATGGTCTATTTTTTTAGGTTGCTGTTATTTGATAGACAAATCTAAACAATAGTTTAGAATATGCAATACCCTAGATCATTTTTTTTATTAAATTTTTTGCAGTAGCCTCTTTGATAAGTAGCTGAATCCTACTGTAAGGAATGCAGGTATCTTCTGAAATCTCCTTTCCATTGTATCCCCATGAAGCCAAAGTGATGATTCTATTCACCTGGTCTTTAGGCATTGATTCTACTAGGTTTGTAGAACACATCTTTCTAGGTTGATCTTCATGTACCCTGAGTAAGGTGTACAGGACATAGGTCACCTGACTATCCTTCATTCCTAGACCCTCTGCTATCTGCACCTTTGTGTATCCTTGTGAATACAGGTCTAGAACTACATTGCTCACTTTTTGGAACTTATGAGATGCCATAGTCTTTCAAAGGTTTCATTGAATGGTAGCACTTCGGTTTGACAGGTAGACTTCACCCCCTTTGGGGCTAGGTCTCCTGGTCTTTTGATGAACTTTCCTATGTATAGATAGTGACTCATTTCAGTATTTCTTTAAGTTGATTCCAAATATTTATTTGATTCTCACCCCAATACATATCACACTTTCCTTCCTTGATTGGTGATGTCATGAAATATGATTGATAGTCACTAGGCTTGGCTGTAAACCTGTAGCACTTTTCTTTGTGGGGACAACCTGTCCCTGGGCACATTGTGATATCAGGCATCTTTTCCGTAGGTTTGGTGATAGTTTTGTTCATTTATGTAATTATCTGCATCATTAATGTGATTGCATAGACCATCTGAATGGCCCATATTATAATCCACTATTCTTTGCTCCTTCTCTGCATCAAGCAACTTGTACAATAATCTCTCAACCTGCTGAAGATGGTGAATAGTATGCTTGCTCATTAGAGTTTCATCAATTGATTCTATTCTGTTTCTAACTAATAGAATGCCTTGTTGCATTGCTGTTTGTTTCATTTGATCTGTAGATTGAAGTTCTCAATGATCCTAGCACCCATCACATTCTCCCCTCTTTTGATGGCTTCCTTGATAGCTACTTTGTCTGCTGTCACCACATTCTTGATATTCTGAAAAGCACTAGGCAGGGCTTCTACTATGTCTACTTCTACTGCCTCTGATCTTCTCACTGATATCTTGAATAGTGGTGATTCTACCTTCTCAATTCCACTCACTAGCATGGCCTTCTTCACTGATTCCTTCAGCCATTCAATTTTCTTTTCTCTGCTGTCCTTCATTGCCTTGAGTCTTTTGATCTCCTGATCTATGGCATCTGATTCTGCCTGGTAATTTGTGATCACCTTAGCATAGTTCACAGCCTTTGCTTGCAGTTGATCCTGATTGATGATCAGGGCTTCTTCTAGTTCGGCTGTCAGTTCTTCAGTTTCAAGAAGCACAGCTAGATACTGTGCTTCCTGAGTGATTTCGTATAAGTTCATAGTTCGTTCCAAGTAGGCTTTAATACCTTGTACCCTTTGCCTTTCAAAATGGTGATCATCTCTTCATCTGATAGTTCAGGATTAGCAGTTACAGGTGCAGGAGCAGGTGCAATTTTCTCTGTTACCTGCAAAGGGATTTGAATCTGCCCTTCTTTTTTTCTCCAAAGGAACTTATTTATCCTTTCACTATTGTCTATCAAGAATGAAAGATGGTAGTCACTCTTGATCTCTTCCTTTCTGATCCCTGTCTTCCTTAGCTTCCCTAGGAATTTGTGACTTGAGAAAATGAAGGGCATTGAACTCATGGCTTTGCTGTAGAATTCTACTGCATTTGAATTGTTTTTCATAATTGTTTTTTTTGGTTTGGTTATAAATTTAAATTAATCCATCAAGGGTATCCTGTTGGTCTTTGTTGAAAGTGTACTTGCTCATGGCTTCCTTAGCCTGCTTCTTCTGTGCATCTGTGCCATTCAAGTATCTCACTATGTAGGCGAACTGCTCCTGAGTAGGTGCTACCTTTGTAGGTACAGGCTGCTGTCTCACAGGCCTTGTGGCTGCTTCTGCATCATCATCTGATATCCTTAGATTCAGGATGCTTGTGATGGCATATCTCCTAGCATAGCTGATAGCACTACCTTGTGCTTGTGGATCATTTTGTCTGACTACCTGGAGTGTGTAGGTGGCAGCCATATATTCCCCACTATCAGCATGGGATAGGATGGTAGTCAATCCTTCAGCATCAGGGAATGACATCAGCACTAGCCCTGCTTTTTCTAGGGGTTCTGTGATCTCATCAATGATGTGAGGCAGGCTTGCATAGTTTGACTTGAAGAATGGGTTCTTTGCATCCTTTGAGACTTTCCCTACCATAGCATGAAACTTTGCTAGGGCCTGTGTGAGATTTGTGATACTTGGTGATCTTTCCATTTGATCTGTGTTTATTTGGTTATTGAATTCTTTCTATTTCTAGTTCTATAGCCATAAGGATAGAAGGTGTAGGTATGATCTCAGCACCATCTTCATAAGATGATAGGCTTGATGTGTGATATATCTTGACTTCCATCTCACCGTAGGCAGGAGCAAATTCGCTTTCATCTTCACCAAAGTAGTCAATGGTGTAGTCGCCTATCCATTTGTAGTCAAAGCCATCATAGGTGAATGTGATTTCTTGATCATGGTAGTTTTCTGAATCGTAGTTCATGGGTTTTTGGGGGTTTGTTTCTACAAAGAAAATAATCTATTTATTAAAATCAAACATTTATGCAAAATATTTTTAAACAAATACTGACAATTTCCCCCACTCTGATTTTTTATGGTTATAACTTGCAGAAAAAAAAATGGAAGAGTCAGAAATACTCAACCCTTTTGGATACGGAAAGATATCCAAGGTCATAAATGAGAACAGGAAACCTATTGAATGGTGGATAGAATATATCCCTATCAATCAGGTCATAGCAGAGAATGAATTCTACATCCTTTTTGATGATGGCCTCCTGGTAATCAAAGGAAGATCAAAGTTCACCACATCACAGTACATACATGGTGATACATTCAAAACATTCAAGCAGACCTATGAGAGAAATTAAAGGATGCCTGCTATTTATATTCTACACTCTGATCATTGCCATTGCCATCATCTTAATATTTGAATACATCCTATGAACTTTCATAATCAAGTCTATCAAGTGCTTTCAGAGATCACAGAAATGCTGATTGCTAAGAATCAAAAGTATGGCAATTCTGCCCTAGAACCCCTAGGTATATTCTCTGACCTATCCCCTGAAGAAGGGCTGAAGATACGGATAGATGACAAACTGAAAAGGATCAAGAATGGCAGCTTACAGAAAGATGATGAAGATGTAGTCAATGATCTGATAGGATACTTGGTACTGCTAAAAATTATTCAAAAGGATGAGAAGGAGAAGTATACAGCAAAGAAAGCAAGGCAGAAGGAACTGCTCAATAGGATCATGAATGATGAAGGAAGGAAGTGGTTCTATGATGACATATACAAAGATGATGTTCAGCTAAATGGCATTTGATTCTGATTAAAAATTCATGCAAAATGCATGATAAAGTAAACGCTACTTTACATTTTGACCCATAATGTATGATATCCTTTACATTATTTCAAAAAATGACAGGCTATATTCTTCCAAAACCCGTAAAAAATTTAGGCCAAATTCGGAACTTTGCCTAAATACATGGGTAAATTTTACATTTTTTTACCTTTGAACTGTAGACAAATTGTCTACACTTATAGGTTTACAAATTGAAAACATTTTTCAACCTATAGGTCTTCTTCTTCCTGATCCAAATGCAGAATTTCATCCCTGATCCTTTGGTATTCTCCCCTGATCAAGCAGCTAGTCTTATCATAGAAGTAGATGACCTGGATATCATGCACTAATTCCTGCACATAGCTGATGTCCTGAACCCTGACCATTCGCCTCACAAATTCATGTTTGACATCAAGGCCCAATTCTTTCCAATCCATAGTACTGCCTGACAGCATCACATCTATTTCAATCCACATACTAGAAAAGTTTTTTGCTAACACTAAGTGTGTGTTTTTTTTCCAAAGGTTGAAAGCCATATTGAAACAGATATTTGTTATCCAAGTAGGACACCTTCACACTAGGATCAAGAACTGAATTGATTCCTGCACCTAGGTAGACTCCTTTTGGTTTCACTACTACTTTTTCTGTTTTTGTTTCTGTGATTGTGTTTGTCACCACAGGCAAAGTGTAATCATTGACAGCAGTCATTTTCAGTACTTCTCCAAGGACTTCACCGCTCACCTTAGTACTTCCATAGTCAAAAGGGAAGGTAGTCTGAAACAGGCTAATTTTAGGCCTAGAATCAATCAGTACTGTATCCCTAATTACTTGTGTTTTTATCTTGTTTTTAGGGATGTACACTGTGTCTGTATAGGACACATAGATTGTGTCAGTTTCAGTCTTTGTTGTAGTCTTATACACTGTCTCTATTTCCTTCTTTGGGAATAGTATGATTGCTACTATTGCACCAAACAAAAAGAAGATAGCTGCTACCTTTGTTTTTTCGCTCTCCATCATAAAGGGAATTTTTGTGAGTCTACTAAAAGTTCATAATGCTCAAGTTGATCTTTCTTGTACCTTCTTCCATTCAAGGTCAGGATTCTACCCCCTACAGGCTTAACAGGTGCGCCCCTTTCAACATGCCACCCCTGACTACCATCACCATATTCTTCCTTGTATGATCCTGTGATAGCAAGGTGAATCTGCTTTTGCTGTAATTCATAGACCCTCTTCCCCTGGTTGTATTGCAAGGTGTCCCTGACATCATTCCTACTTGCATTCTCATGAATGTGTCCCATGATAAATACATCCATATTTTCATAGGTTTCCAAAGCCCTAGTTAAATTGATAGCACCTTTCGTGACTATACCACCACCTCCTGATCCATGAAAATACTTCAGGTTTTTAGTCATTAGGCTATTGTTTCGTATCTCATATTTCAACACTATCCACCCACCATATCCACCTGTGTATACTTGACTTTTATTCTTATAGTTGAATAGGTCTACAAATCTTTGCAGGATGTCAGTCTCTGAATATTTGATGATAGATGTCTCATGATTACCATACCCGATCACAGTCAATAGGGATGCATAAGGTGACCACCATTCTACAGCAGTCTCCACTACACTATCCAAATACTTTGTATTGTTGTGTTCAGGCCTGATGTCTGATTTGTTGCTCCTCCGATCCATACGGCCCTGCATGCAGCAGAAAAAATCCCCATTAATGAAGATAGGTATCTGATTATCAAGGCAATAGTCAAGGTGTCTTTTCAACATATCCCTGTCACACTTTGGATTATCCCAATGTATATCAGACAAAAGGGCTACCCTGTTCTCCTCTTTGCTAAGTGAAAGTGAATGCACATTCCTTGCAATTTTTATAAGTTCCATTTAATGGATTTGGTTTTAGTTATTTCACAAACTTTTCAAACCTAGTCAAGATAGAATCAGGGCTGAAGATTAGAACTATACCTATCCCGATCCCAAAGGAAGCATCAGACCACTGAATACCTTTGACAAAAACACTGACTATACTAGCAATGATCAAAATCAATCCTAGTGCTGTGGTCTTCCATTGCTTTATGTTTTGAATCTTCATGAATCTATATCTATGTTTTCGCTGTTGATCAAATTCCAAAAATGCTCAGAACATTCTTCAAGCGTTTTATATTGAATGTCACTTAGTTCCTCATATTTCAACCTGCTCCTGTAGTACTCTTTCAAATCCCAAAGGATTGACTTCATCTTTGCACCATCTATAGCATTTGCAAATTCATGACTTTCTTCAGGTAGATTAAATTTTAGGATTGCTTTCATACTATACCCCTGTATTCTGCCTTTGCATCAAAGCATGGGCAGGCTTTGTTTTGATTTGGAAAATCCCTGTGGCCCTGTATGATTAGGCCCTTGTTATCACTCCACTCAATCACCTCTTTTATGCACTTCAAAATGGCTTCTTTTTGCACAGCAGTTCTATTGTCAATAGGCTTACCTTCTTTGGTTATCCCACCAATGTAGGATATGTGTACGCTAACTGAATTGAATCCCTTGACCCCATTTGCAATACTATCAAATGGCAGCAAACGGTGAATAGTGCCGTTTGCCTCAATTAGCAAATGATATCCTGGAGACTTCCATCCTAGGCTGTCCTTCCAATATCTTTGAATGGCTGCTACAGTTGCTGTAGGCTGTGAGGCAGTGCAGTGAATGGCTATGTACTTAATGCTTCTTTTCATCTTCCCTGTCCCCTGTATTTTTTAGGTTTATTTAAAGCCTTTGAATAGGCCTTCTTTGCCTTCCCATTCCTTCGCTTTCCAAAGGTGATCTTGATCTGTGCAGAACTACTCCCTTTCTTCATCTTTTCTTTTGTCAAAGATTGCCTTTTCATTCCTGATCTTGTAGAACAGGTAGATCACAGACAGCACAGAGATGATCATGGTGAAGAACACATTGATCATGTCTATGCCTATAGCCTGGAAGACATTGGCAAAGATTGCTACTAGTGTAGAAGGTACTCCTATTTCATCCTTTTGGAAGATATTCATGTCAGTTAAAATGTAGGAATTGCACAAAAGTTTAAAGGTACAGGGCTGCTGATTTCTATCTCAATAGAAACACCTGCTGTGAAATCATCAAATCTCTCTTGGAAAAATTCGATTGATGCACTAGTAGAAGTATTGAATGAATAGGCTGTGTCTAGTTTCAATTTTCCTAGTACATCCAAAGCCACAAGCATCTGATCACTTTGAGTCTGTAGCCTGTTTGATTTGTCTTCTGTAAGCAGATCAGCAAATAGAAGAACCACCCTATATCTTATCAAAGATGTAGAATACTGAGCAGGTCTGACCACAGTCCAAAGGACAGGGTATTCAATCTCCCCACCATTGTCTACATAGTCATAGATATCACCCTCTCCAAATGTTCTTATCATTGGATGTGCTACCTGTATTGCCTTGATTTTTGCTACTAGTTCTGCTAAGGTCATTTTGTTTGGATAAATATTCCTTGAGTTTTTTTTCGTTCTTGGAATAGGCCATGATTAGAATGGTTTTTTGTATCTGTTCCCTTGGTATCTTTCTGAATAAGGCCTGTAGTCTTCATAGTCACCCCTGCCTAGATTGATTGCCACCTTGTACTGATTAGATACAGGCTGAATAGTAGTCACATCTGATCCTGGATTCAAGTACTCAGGGTACAGGGTAGAGTTTGCACACAAGTAGTTGATAGTTCTTTCTGCATACCACTCAGCATAGCCCTTGTAGTACTGAGAAATTGACTGCAATTCTGCAAAGGTAGGCTCTTCTATGTTCTCAGACTTTCGCTTCACTACACCCTTATTCACAAACTTGTACTGTAGGGCCATAGGCAATTCTCCTAGCACATAATTGAAAAGGGTATCTGTGATAAATGAATCTAGCAAAGTCTTATACACTGCATTCCCTCCCTGACCTATGGTGTTTGCCACGATCAAGGACAGGATTTTGTCATACAAAGCAGTTCCCAAAATGGGATGAATATATCTATCCTGTGTCATCTTAATTACTTGAGTGACATTCTTCAGGTCAATATTTGCGGAAGCTACAGTGAAATCCTTGAAGGACTGTTCACTGATCATTAGTACATTTGCACTCATCTTGATGTCTTTTCAATTACTACATTTCTAACCCACTCATGTCTGCAATATGGTGTCACTATATTTGTGCCTGGTTTTCTATACCATCCACCACACAACTGAAATACAGAGTATCCTAGTTGATTTGAGATATTCTGAATCTCCTGTCTAGTAAAGAATAAACCACTATTGTAGAGTCTTTCACAAAGTGGTCTGCTTCCACTTAAAGCAGCAGGTACATTCTTTCTTTCCTCATAGGAATAAAGCACCCTGAATGAAGTCACAGGCTCAAGTCTTCTGACTGCTGCCTCACCTATTCTAGTCACTTTTCTAGTGATCAGGCCATCTCTTTCAATCTTCTCTGTGAGGACATTGTCATCTATCAAAGTATTGATTCTACCAATCACAGCAGCCTCATCTATGCCTACTGCCTTAGCAATCTGTGGCACAGTTATATTCTCATTTTCCTGAATCTGCTTGATTATTTTTTTTTGCACCTCATTCAAAAGGTACTCTGCAAATAGTTCTTTTTTGATGAAATCATCCATTGAAGAAAACATCATCTTATTTGTCTCAAGTACTTTGAATTTTTCTTTGCTCAATCCTTTGCCTTCAAACTTAGCTAGAATTTCTGCATCATGATCTGATATTGAACAGTTTAAATGGATATGATCCTGGAAGGCTGCTTCTACTTGTATAGGCTCTTCATTGATCTGTGTAGGTGTCACTATGTCTGTCCTGATTGGAAGCCCAATAAGCCCACGCAATTCATTGACATCCATAGATTCTACAACCTTGGTAGCAATCAAAGGAGATAGACTGTTAAGGGAATTAATGATGTCCTGTGATCCTGCTGATTCTTTCTTTTCAATCGGGTTCAGCCCTAGTTTTTCTCTGATCTCTTCCTGTGTCATGTTTGCAGAGATAATAGCTTCAGAGAATTCAAAGTTGATAGGCTCAGTTTTTCTCAATTCAAGAATAGCTGTGAGATCATTGAACTTGTACAGGTAATTGATAGTCTCCTCTAAGTTTCTCTGCTTAGTGTTGACATAGGTATTTTGAAATAGTTCGTAGGCTTCTCTCATTTCTGATCTTCCTCCCAATTGGCCTTCGGTTTTTATGCCGAATAACATGGGGCTGCTGATTTTGTGTCCACTGAAAATCTCAGTTTGTACAGTCTTATTCAAAAGATCAAAATGCTTGTCAAGTTCAGTTCCTGAAAGGTCTACTATTGAAGGCTCATTCTCTTTGCTGTCATTGAATGCTAGCATGAATTTTCCTGCATTCTTTGATCCTGAGAATTTGTCTTTGAATTGTCTTTCAATTCTATCTTCTTCTTCTTGGCTTACCTTACCACCATTTAAGTTGATCAACTTAGAAGAGAACATTCCATTGTTTATGGTGTTCAGGTGGTATTCACCTATTGAGATATCTAGTTCAATGTAGGAGATAGCACCTCTGTAGTCAGGAAGGCTGTATGTATTCGCCCCTGCTCTGTATTCCTTAAAGTACAGGATTTGTGATCCTGTTCTATTGTTTGGATCAAAGGCAGCAAAGGCCTCATAATCAGGTCTAGTATTGACATTGTCATTCTTGATCCAATTGTCAGACACATAGAATTCTGTATTGTCATTGTTTGTCCTGACCTTGTAGTAGTCTACATGATAGAGTTCTGCAATTTCACCTGTGGCCTTAGTCCAAATCACTTGAAGGTAATACCCTCCAAAGATGCTCATGTCAGTAGTCAACTTCTT